TATACCCGTCCATTGCGTAGGCGACGGCCTGCCCCTTGGTTCTTAGGCTACCGATAAACTGCGCCCGGATTGCACTAGATTTATATTTCATCGCTTCCCCGTGTTATTATGCCAGCAGGCTTCGATTCCTGTTAGCGTTTCAATGGTAAGTTGCAAAGCATATAGCGATAAATCAATATTATATTTTAAATTAAATTCAAGCGTTTTCCCTTCTTGCTCTTGGTGATGAAATCCACCGCATAGAGGTACGCAACTAAAGTGCCGAAATGACGGGCGTTTACGCGGGTTTCTACCTACTGGCTTAGTATGGGCCGGGACTATATCGCCCTGGCAGTCGCCATTGGCTACCGCGCAATCCTTTGAGCGCACCAAGTTTAAATGCGCGTCACATTCGCCAAGCATAAATTCGGCAATGTTATCCATTAAATACCATCCAGTAGGCTTGAAGGAGTTGGTCTACGGTGGCGCATTGAATTGCTATAGTCACAAGGGCATCTAGCGGATCATCTTCATCATAACTGGTCATCATATTTATCATATTTCTATAATATATCAACCTGTCATCACCATCCAGCCCCTTAATCAGTTCGTGCATGAACTCATAGGTAATCATAGGAGTTCTCTCTGGCAGGTGGAGAATATCCCTGCTTGGGTGGTGATAATGCCTAACCAATTTCCCGAATTTGTTAGGGCAATCCCCTGTGCAAAATTTATATCCCACCTTCTCGCGCACAAACTCTACGTGTTTTGGGTTAAGTGCGTCCATTTTCTACCCCTCTTTATTTCATTTATTGTGGTCTTGCATACAGGATAATCTTTTGCAATTTCTCTGGCGATCCTGGGATCGTTGAATATTGCAATAGCCTGTGCATCAGTTAATTTAGAATGTGGCTGGCCCTCCCCGCGCCTCATACGCCCCTTGGTTGCAGCGTCTAGGATGTTATCGGCTGGTGTGCCTAGAAATAGATGATTGGGATTAACGCAATGTTTAACATCGCAAATATGGCACACGAATATTCCCTTGGGTATTTCCCCGTTATCCCTAGCCCACTGCGCTCTATGCGCGCCAATCTGTTTTCCGCCGTGATTGACCTTCCCATATCCTTCGCTTGTTATCGGGCCTGTCCACGACCAGCAACTATCGTACAAAATGGGCTTGCTAGTATAGTAGTCCAATTTCTCGTTGAGTGACATCCCAAGCGTGGGCATTTTCTCAGTCATAACTTCTCCAAAGCAAATTGTTTATAGTCTGTCATTTCGTCGCCTCGATTCCTTCTAGCATTCCTTGAATTTTCCCCTCAAGTCTTGCAATCTCACCTTTCGCTTCTGCGAGTTCAGTGGTGAGGGATTTGACCGTAGGGCGATCTTTATACATAAGTTCGTATAGTGAATTAGGGCTATACCCCAACTCAAGCGCGATAGTCTCTAGCGTTATTTCACTAGGAAATCTGCGTCCCAATTCAATATCAGACAGGAAGGAGGCTGATATATTTACGTTTCTCGCAAGGTGGCGAAGTGACATTTTATTAGACTCCCTAGTCTCTCTGATTTTATTTCCCAAGTCACTCATTTGCTGGCCCTCCTAGTGGTGGTGCGTGTATCGTCGTCCCTTTCTTCGGGCCAACCCCCGCAAGTATCACAATCAACCCAATCGGCGTAGTTACTAAGTGCTAACATTTCATCAAATACAATACCAGCACCTTTACACTTAAGACAATTACCCCGCCTCTCAATCCCTGATCTACGGGTACACTCGGGCATTGTGTAGTTGTAGGTTTTTCCAGGTTTTATTTTATCCATCCCTCAGCCCTTCCTTGACAACTTCTTACACTCTGGACACGCTTCGCTTTTCGGCTTTGCGTAGTATTTTTTCTCGCTGGTTTCCCACATCCCACAGAGCGATTTACCGTTTTTGAAGTAATGACTGTATGCATCCTTCCAGATTATGCGCCAGCCTATGTTTGCGTTCATTGCGGAACCTCGAATTTATCTTGCTTGTCCGTATTCGGTGCATACATACAGGCCCTAACCCGCCTTTTCGATACCTCACATACCAGCGAGCCAACTTCCTTAATTGGCGTGTTGTGCATCTGTAGCAATTCGGTGATCCTGGGCCGCACTTGGTTCATATCGCCCCGCCGTCCATGCATGAACTTCCGCAAGATTTGGCGATCCGTAAACGGGCGTTGATCGTTTTTGAATATCGCGTAAATCTCGGCCTGGATGCCACCTAGTTCTAAATCGTGGAATGTTTCTATCGAATTGGGATGTACCATGATTAAAAGCCTCTTTGAATTAATTTTCCCATATCGATAGAACCGCCACCCTCTAAAGATAACTCCAGCATTGTTTCTAACTTCTGAATATCGAAAAGCAATTTAGTAACTCTATGCTGTTCCTTCACCCATCCTACCTGTAGGGCCGGGACCCGCCACTCCTCAAATGGATTTGTTTGATCTAATGCATATCGCTCTAGATAATTAGCGTTTATCGTATCCTTAACGCAATATTTACACGCTAGATTGCCAACAAAAGCCCGCTCTTGGGCTTCCCTCTCTATTCTATTATCATATTGAATACTCATAATTACTCCTATTTTCTACAACTTAGCCTTTATACTAGTATAATGCAAGACTAAATCCTTATTTGTTTACTAATCCAATTACGGAACCTATTCCAGAGATTCCCCTCGCCAACTTCATTTGCAAACAAATCGTATTGCCTACCCGGTAAAAAGCCCTCAGTTAAGATGTACTCGGCTTCTATCTTGGTTTGTGGTAGTAACTCCCCCGGCCTTACAATACCGTGATAACGCCCACCACAAGAGCATTTACACGCTTCTCCGGTGGCGGCGTGGCAGTTGGTGTTACAGCCTGGGAGTACGGAGGGCATTTATTCAATCGCTTCGGCTAGTTCCGTTATAGTATCGGCTACGGCCTCAATTGCATCATCGGCTTTCATCCATCCGTAAGAGATTGCAGTAAATGAATCTGAGCAGTTTTTGCACTGGTACGTTGTTTGACTCATTTGACCAACCTCCAAAAGAGAAATTGTATCCCATTCGTGATGTTGCCAACGGCACTTGAGATTTCGCCATAATTCCCTAAGCCAATTCATTATTTTACCTCTCTCATTGCTTGTATTCTCGCTTGCTCCGCCTCTGCTATTTCTCCGTCTGTCAAAGGCTTTTCTACGGGCTTCACTCCATTACTCGATACCTTGGCCTGTAAATCTTCCCATCTACGGGCCTTTAGCCAACCCTGCGCCCATTTAGGCGATTGGCTCGCTGGATCGCGCTCCCTATTCTCGGCTTTCGCCCCTGTAATTATCTTCATGGCTAATTGTTGGTCAATATCGTCGCCATTACCAACCAACTTAACCCAGGGATCAATAGCGTCGGCTCGCCCTTTCGGATAGGCAAAAGTTTTCCAAAACAGTTTAAATCCCTCTAGCGACCTTCCCCAAAGTTTCAATCCATTTTTAGAATTGTAAATATCCGCGCCTCTTGGTGCGGTTATCTTATGTATTGTATTGTCCTGTACTGTACTGTCTTGTTGTAGTAGTGCGCTATTAGTTGGCTGGGAGTCTGCTATTAGTGCGCTGTTAGTCTCCTCTATAATCCAGCCTATTTCGTCAAATCTTTGCAACGCTTCGTCAATAATCTTTTGAGGCATACGGGTTTTGCGTTCTAGCATCCTAGAATCGTAAGGCTTTGAATCTTTTAGCCCGTCTTTGGTAAGCCAGCCGTCGCGTGGTGATTCGTGTTGTGAGCATACCTGAACCAAGGCGCACCATACGCCAAAATGCGCTACACCGTTTTTGTGCTCTGCAACTAATTCAGTATATGAATCGCCGTCATGGTGATTGGGCATTGATACCCAAGTATGTATTTTCGCTTGTCGAGATTGGGCAACCTCGAAATGCTTTTGCCAATCTTTAATTTGGTAGGTCATATTAGGCCAGATAGAAAAATCCCCAGTGCGTTATCTGCTGGTTTAAGGCAGTCTGGCCCTCGCGGAACCAAAACACTGGGGAAATTATATTTTCTTAAACCATTCATAACAGTAGTTATATTAACCTTTTTCTATTGATTAGTCAAGCCACTTCCGGGCCAGCCAATAAAGCGAGAAAATACCCGCAATCATTACTGCCGGGATAAGCGAAATTAATACATCGAATATACTAGAACCCGTAGGCATCTTTGATATCCTCTGGTAATTCACTGCGTAAATGCCTGTCATTCGCCGATCTGCGCTCGCTTACGCCCCGGCCCGACCTTGGCATTGCGTCGGGATCGTTTGTGGCTTTGGCGCGTAGGTAGTCGAATTTACACAAGCCTCTAGCGTAGTGCTTGCGGTTGCATCCTGGGAGGCTACAGGTTTTCATTTCTGCACCGCGTTTAGTTCGCGGGCCAATTCAGTCATAACCTTTGCATATAATTTGCGAGTATACACAATATCAATCATTGCGTCGTGCAGGCCGTCGGGCAGTTCTATCCCAAATCTGCCAAGCGCATCAATCAATTTTGCATATTTAGGTAACACCCCTTGCAACCTATTAATCAATACAATAATCATATCAACATCGATTGGCTTGTGATAGAAATATGACCCAAAATAACTATCGCCACACTTGCCCCAAAACGCCCTCAAAAAATTCATATCGAATTGGGTGTTATAGCCAGCAACAATAAATTTATCATCGCGGCTATATTGATCAATATACTTGAGCAGGAAGTCCCTGAACTCTAAATATACCATCTTGGGATCAGTAAATTCGTTTATCTGCTCCCTTGATAATTTATTTACCTCAAGTGCTTTGTCGGTTATTTCATCATTATCAAACGGCTTAATATTGAATGATATTTTATCTTCAATATGCCCGTCAATATCAACGAGTGCCGCAATTTGTATCAGGCCATGCTTGGTATGGTCTGTGCCTGTTGTTTCGGTATCGATCCATATTGTTTTGTTCACTTTTTAGCCGCCTTTATTTCTGTGATTAATGCGCCTAGCAACTCCTCAAGTTCTTTATAATCAAGTGCATCAATGCTGAACTTGGGGCTTTTATCGAGGTAGCCAGCCACCATTGCGCTATGTATCTGCTCGCCCATTACCTTGCGGGCCTGCTCGATCTTGCGCCGGGCATACATTGACCGCCGTAAACTCTCAAGGGCCGGGGCTTTCGACATTTGCGGTTCATCGATCACATAGAATTGGAGATACGTTTCACGAATCCAATCTAGTTCTGACTTGTTACAGTCGTCGGCTTCGCCTTTGTACTTCTCGTAAGCACTTACCCAGGATTGTAGCCGGGCCAGTTGGTCGTTATTAAGGTCGTGGATTGATGCGCCGAAATGCATATCAAGTAAGCCTTCGGGATTATCGAATAGCCGCTCCATTGCTTCTATGATGCCGGATTTGTTGATGGTGTTGGTATTGTTGCGCTCATAGGGTTTTGTAACCGATTGCCGCCCGTCGTCGTCCTGGTCGGCGGTAGTTAGACCGTAAGCCGCAATTAGCGTATAACGCTGTCCGTAAGTGATAGCCGATCCCCGGCTTTGTACGGTGTTTTTATTCCCGCTAGTATCGGCTGGCACTCGCATTGCCGTTTGCTCGCTATGCCCATCCCTGTGGGTGATAATACAAATAATATTGAGTTCGTCGTTTTCAATCGGCTCAATCTCGAAACGATGTGAAAAACCACATACCCGCGCAACTGGTAAGATTTGCTCAACTACCGAATCGATAGGCGCATAACTGTAATTTACCCGCCCGCCCTTTTTCGATGGATAGTCAACGGTTTTTGTTTTCTCGATCTTCGGAACTTCGGCCTGAAAGCGCGACATAGCCTCATAAAATGATTTACGGGCCTGGGCCGCTTCCCATCGCTCCTGCATCGCCATAAGTTTTTCTAACTGCTCAACATCGACACCGGATTGCACCGCCAATTCTAACAAATGCACCGGGTTAGCCTGCACTACATCTTGTATAGTACCTTCATGCACCGCTATATCTTGCGTTTTCTCTGGTTTTTCCATAACTTTGATCTCCTACTACGGTTACTGTATAATATCCCCCCTTGTTGGCTACTCCTCCAATTCGGGGGGATTTCCTATTTCCTAAGTTAATAGCGTTATACTGGTATTACTAGCGATTTGATGCCTTGGGCGTTTTAATTAATTCCGCGCCCTCGATTGCAAAAGTGTCCTTATCGGTTTTCGCTTCGGCTGATAACATCTTGTTGATTACCTCAATCACCTTCGGTTTGTTGAGTATCCGCTCCGGGATTTTGGTAACGTCCACAACTTTCGCAGAGTAGGTATAAGTGAGTTTGGTTTTGGAAAAGCCAGTACCAACGCCTGTAATTGCAGGGGCTTCGACTACCTGGGCCTCAACGATCTCAGCGTGGGCTTCGGCTACTTCCGCGTCCTCAAGGGCCAGTTCCTTGTTTTCTTCGCTGTATGCGCCCGTATCGTCAACCGCTACATCAATGGCTTCATCGGCTGCTTTCCGTAGGGCTTCGGCCTTGTCGCGGGCTTCTTTTGCTGCCGCTTCCTGGGCGATCCGGGCCTGCTCAATTTCGAGCCGTTGCTTTTCTTCGAGGTAGTGGGTTTGGTTTACGCCGCCTGTCTTGATAGCCGCGTCCATTATATCGATAAACTGATTAAACCAACTGAGTACGGCTTTTTGCCGGGCAAGATGAACGCCGGAACATTCGCCGCGCAAATCGGTCAGTTTTTTCATGTAGATTTTGGCGCGTTTTATTCCATCGCCCATATCGCCGCTATCTTGGTCGTTACGGATGATTTTGTTTTCAACAATCTTGCGGAACTTCTCAAGTTTGGGGAGCATATCTTCAACCGTTTGAATCGCAACTGCCCCGGCTAATTTCTTAGCCTGCTCAATCTGCTCGTCGGATTGAATCGCTATCGGATTGTCCTGTAGTGTTATTAGTGCTGTGGTCATTTCGGCTCCTAGTTTGTTTTCCCTAACTTATACTAGTATAAACCGATATGCAACAACAAAAACGCCCCTGCGGAGCAACAAGGGCGTTTAAGCGAGCATCTGGAATTGGCTAGGTTGTAGCCTGCTCTTGGAATTGTACGCCAACATCCCACCATTGCCCGCGCCGTTTCACGTTTAGGCTGCTTCGGAACTTGACCGGATGAAACTTTTCCTCATTGTTATCTTCGCGTACACCGATAACCATTAGCCGCTGCTTGCCGGATTGCCGGAAGTAGATTTCTTCGAGCCGATCCTTTTCCGCATCGCTTAATCCGACATACTTCCATGAGAATATTTTACGCTCACCGAATCGCTTATTGGATACAAACGAGCCACCTTGTACTTCCCGGCTTTTAACACCTGGATAGTTGGGTGGTGCTGAATAGGATCCGCGCTCAATCTGTTTGGTATAGAAGGATTTACCGATAATTATAGCGGTTGATTCGAGGTTATCTGCCCCGGTTTCCGTATCGGCGTTATAGTCCATGTATAGGTTTGCGCTATTAATCTCGGTGAACTTGGATACATAAATATCCTTGAGCGTTCCGGTTGCCATGTTAAGTTTATCGGCCCCTGTGATCGTGCCGTCTAGGTTATTCGTACTGCGATCATACCATTTATCGCTAATGCCTTCGGGCTGATAGGCTGCTACTGCGCCTTCACGTATAACGGCAAACCCTGAAACCGTGTACTCGGTTGTTGTGGTATTGAAAAACTCAACAACTCCCGTAGTGGTTGCTGTGCAAGTAAACTTTAGAGCATTGCTACCCTCTGCCCCATTTTGTCGACCGCCCCCCCTATCAGTACCAGTAAATGAGTCGCGTATTGATATTGCGGGTAGCTCCCCGCTTGACATCGCCAGATTAAATATTACTGTATATGTTTCGCCAATAACAAAAGCGGCCTCGTCTGGACTTCCTCCCCGCCTGTTCGCCCCTGTGCTTATGGCGTGGAATGCGGTGGGTGACACTCCATCAAAGGTATCATAGGGATTCCCCGCGCCAGTAGTCATGTTGTTAGTGGTCATCGCCCCAAGTCCCCACTGATCCACTACCAGCGGGAAGGTTACTAGGGTGTCGAGGTCGGTGAGGTAGACGTTGTCGATAAGCATTTCGTCATTCGGTGCGCCACCGCTTTCAACATTAATAGCCATTCTGTCAACAGCAGACAACGCCCCTGTAACAGTGTCATCAGTAAGGGACAACGAAAATTCAGCCCAAGTTGCGCTAAGTCCGAAATCCTGAGTATATACATTTGCTCCACCATCCTTTAAAAAGAATTTATGTTGGTCAGTGCCAACAATACTTTTATAATCGAAGGTCAGTAAATGCCTGTGTCCGTCTACAAGCGTTGGAAAACCCGTCAAGAACAATGCTCCATCATTTGAACCATCGCCAGATACTACCCGCAAAGTTGTTTCGTGTCCTGAGTCGCCCGAATCATACCCGCCCGTTAATACCCCTGCCCCGTTTGGTTGCCAATCCCCCACAGTATTCATACTCGAATTATCGCCAACAATCAACGGCTTTGGCACTGGTACACCAAGGGCCATTTGTTCTATTTCTTTAGGGGCAAGGGCACGGTTGTAAAGAAGTGTCTCGCCTATAACTCCCAAAAGTGGGCTGCTGGACGAGTCAGCAGAACTTATGCCAATATTGAAGGGTTTTGTTACGTCATCAAGATCGCCAGCGCCAGATATATCTACTGCGCTTCCGCTTGCTATGCCATCGACATATATTTGGGCTAATTGCGCGACTCTATCAACAATCATCATCCAAAAATGCCGTGCCCCGTCAGCAAAACCATCTTCTGAATTAATGGCATTGCTCCCACTTCCAGAGAATACTTGCCCATTTACAAAGCCGCCGTCATCCCCCCTTAAAAATACTTGATAACGGGTATTTTGTCCTTTGCTCAATAATAAATCTTGGCCTGTGGTAGTGCTTCTAAACCATCCCCCGACAGAAAAACTACCAATGCCAAAGTTCAAATTGGCATCATTGGCGACAGACACATAATCATCAACACCATCAAATGACAAGTGCGCCAACGCCCGCCCAATTATCCCTGCATAGTCCGAATTAGGTACTACTGCGGTAGCCGATCCGTAAACGTCGCTTGTGTGGTGCTTCAGGGTGAAATTGTTTCGCACGTCGCCAGGGTAAGTATCTCTGGCGTTCAATCCTAAAATTATCGCTGTATCGGCCTGTACGCGCCGATCTAATAGCATCTTGATATAGGGATTAAGTGCGCTGCTGTCTGTGGCTACGGTAAGGGCTGACAGCGGATTCCCGTTAAGTACATCTGTGGCCTGTCCTTCATCTGCAACGGTGCGCCCGTAACTGTCTGTCCCGGCAAGTTCCCACAGTTCTGGATAAGTAGCGGCTAATATTTCGGAAATCTCATTGGGATAAAGTGTTACTTGTCTATCTATCATGATCCGTCCAGTCTATGTAATTGCATTGCTTTATATTGCGCTCCGTACTGGTTGCGTGATACGCTGTAAATTATCCAATACGGGTAAATTGTTTGCCCAAGCAAGGTATAGGACGCGGTTATATCCTTTCCGCGTACAGGCGGGGCATTTTTCAGGCCATAAATAGAGCCAACTTTTAATTGTACGCCATCAAGCCCAACGCCGAAGGGGTGTATATTATGCGGTTGTTTCCACTGAGCCAGTAAATAAGCCTGCAGCAATAAAGCGGTTGCATCGTCCCAGATATACGGAGCCTTGAATTTTAGCGTTTGGTTACTTCTGGTTAATTTACCACTTGCATCCAATCCATACAAAACTTCAACCGCCGGATATATCCAATTTTTTTTAGTTCTTTCAAAATCCTCGTTAAATATAGTATCATAATCTAGCAATAAATCGCGGTCACTATCAGAATAAGTATCCTTGATTGCCTGATGGGTAAACTTTCCCCCTGTTCTCCATAAAACAGAGCGGGATTGCAGGGCCATTTGCCCTAAAACCTTTTTAGAACTAATTACAGTAGTAATAGACGGGGCCAACTTATAAGCCGATAGTATATTGCTTGATACGTTGAAGGAATCCGCGTCTATTGAATCCGAGGCAACCGCAAAATCAAGGGAGAATAGACCGCCACCGTCAAATATTAAATCTTCCGAGCCAGCCGTGATTATCTCCTCGCTGAATTGACCGTCACCAGTCAATTCGGTTCCGACACCAGTAGAGCCTGCTTGGGGAGTTACATCTCCTGATGAATAATTGGATATTTCCCCCGATATTCTAGTCAGGTGCGATTTACGCAAAATTCCGACTTGCTCTAGTGTGCCTGCTCCACTCCAATTAGCCTTACCGCCCGATATAAGCACAAGGCCCGATCCAGTCCAGTCACCCACGCTATCAAGTTCACCATCGGAAACTAAATCCTGAGAGAGCGGGCTACGTAAAAGCATTTCAATAACTGTTGCAGGGTTCTCAGCCAAACCACCCTCGCCATTATTGTCGGCATGGTCGATAGTGTATCCCTCAGCCGTTCCACGCGCATTATGGGCTATGCCAATAGGTTCTCCCAGCCCACCCCAATATAAATCCATTTGTGCGGTATCTGTAAAGGTGCCCTGAAAATATACCTCGAAGGCCCGCATAGTAATTAGCGCACCCGCGCCCGTTTTCTTATAGTTTATGCTTACTTCATTATTACCATCAAGCGTTGCGCCTACTCCGACTTGCTGCCTGAATGTGTCCTCATCCGTAACACCGTCATAAATCCCCACATTATCAGATAGTAATTGCGTGTACGTATCAATTCCACTATTATTATATCTTAAAAATAATCCTCCCTGAGTGCCAAGCACTTCGGGAAACTTAAATGTAATATCTTTTTGTGTTCCAATAGGATCGCCAGCCGCCAAGGACACGGTAGAGGAAGTTGATAAATCACCGTCTATCATATGATCACCAATAGCCCAGTCGGTCCCACTCTGTGATATTGGTTGTACATAATCAAAAAAGGTGTCGCCTGTGCGCTTTATAACACATCCTTCTGCGGTATTAGATACAACTTCCCAATCGTCTAACTCGACGAGCCTATTTAAACTTGATTCAATCGCCCATACGCCATTGCCTTCAAGCCTAGTTGGTGTGCCAACTATTTTGCGCCCCGCAACCATATACAACTGATCACCGTCCGCGTTAGCACCAAGGGAAATCATTTTTACCAAATTATTCGCTCTGGTATTGCTCCAATCTGTATCTGGCGCAGGAAACGCTATATTTATTTTTCTTTGGTGATCGCCTTGGACATATGGCTTAACCGATCCGAGGGTATCATCGGGCAACCCAATACTAGGGATTGCTGCGTTTGCATCTGTTATATACTCCTCAATCTTTTTAAGGATTATATCTATTTCGTTTGAAAATTTTATAGTCACTGACGTTTGGCCGTCTGGTAAAATATCCATAACGCCAACAGCCAACAGAAATGAATCGGCCCAAGTTGTTACCCGATCATTAATTAGGCGCAATTCAATCATTCGGCCTTCAAATCCGAAATCATCCCCTGCGCCATTGGCCTCGTTTTCTAGTTCATCGCTGAATCGCTCCCCGGCCTCGTCAACTGCATTATTTATTGATATAGAGGCATTAGCGGTTTGTATTTCTGCTGATACCGGACTAATCTCCGCGCCGTTTACTATCTTAATAGATTTTGGATCAATCAATCCCTTGTAACTATGCCCGTCGAAGTTCATCCCCTTGGTTCCCATACCAAGAAACTCCCCTTCATCGCCATAATAGAACCGCCCAAGCATTATTGCTTGCGGATCTAGTTCAGTTGCCCTTGCCCATGCCGCGAATAATTCAGCCATTAGGTATTATCATCCTTTAATACAACTTTCCCTTGCCCTGCTTCGCTGGCACGTTCAACCATTTCACTAACCGCCCTGTCTGCATCTGCCGCAAATAAGGAATTACGCATATCAAAATTATTGACCGTCCCACCCAATCTGCCCTGCTCGATAGCGGTTTCTGATTCAGGGGCCGGGGTAATGGTATCACCTTGGTTTAGATTTTTGATTTCCGGGCCACGTTCACCAACTATCGAAGCACCGCCAGCAGCAAGCATTGTCCCGTCTGCGAATTTAGGGAGCGCGACTTCTATGGCTGCGCCAATAGCAGCGGAGCCAACAGCAGCGGCAACAACATTAGCGGGCCAAGGTACTTTAGTAAGAATTTTTAGAAATTGTGTAGATATGGCTTGTGCTATTACGGCCTTTATTGACCCTCTGGCTGCGCTTTTTACATCTTCTGCGCTTCGCCCGGCCATTATACCCATTTCAATCATTGCAAGAGTACGGTCACGCTCGGCTTCGGCGGCTTCCCTTGCTGCCTTCGCTGCTTTTTCGTCAACTTTCCTTTTATCTTCTATCGCCTTCGCTGCTTTTTTGGCTGCTACCGCTTCCGCTTGGAGGGCTTTTATTTGCGCCTCAAGTGCTGCGGTTTCGGCTTCTACAGCGATACGCTCGGCTTCTGCTATTGCAGTGGCCGCTTCATTTACTTCGTTTAATTCGAGTTGTGCGGCTGCGGTGGCTGATAATAATTCTATTACCCGCGCCTTTTGCTCCTCATCCTGTAGTACAACTTCGTTTAACTGCGCCAATTCGTCCCGATTTCGGGCGATTTCTTCGTTTAATTGCTGGACGTGGGTTAATTGCTCTGCTGTCGGTGGGGCAATATTAAAGAAGTTGGTCAATGCCTCTGCTGCTCTGGCAATAGCCCCTACAAACGGGCCTCCTATAATTGTTCCAAGCGCGGCAAATGCGGCCTTCATTCGGGTTATCTGGAAATCTGCACTTTTAGCCATTTCTTCAAGGGCTTCGGCTGTTGGCTCTGTGCCTTCGTCCCTCATATCCTTGAGGGCATCGGTAAATCCGTCTGCCGCCGTTCCAGTTAACGGCAGAACGGCCCGCAAACCTTCAACGCTAGAGAATAGTTTTGTAATGGGGATACTGTTTTTTTGCGCTGCATCAGTAAGCAGTTGTATAGAGCCTTGCAATCCCTCCGCTTTAACTAATGCAAGCCCTGACTCAAAGCCTAGTGCGCTAATTTGCCCCGCCATTGTATCAGTCGGTGTAATTAGGTTTGTAATCGCACCTTGTAGCGATGTCATTGCCCTGGCCGTACTTTGACCGCCAGCGGTTAAGACGGCAACGGCTGCGCCTACTTCGTCGAGTGATACGCCAACTTGACCAGCAACAGCAGCCACCGGGCCAAGAGTTGTTGCCAATTCCGTGATTGTAGTTTTACCAAGTTTGACAATGGTGAATAACTTATCATTCACTTCTGCCGCATCTTCGGAAGATAGATTCCAAGAGTTAATAACAGTAGTTAAAAGGTCGGCGGTTTGGGCGACATCCGAAACGCCAGCAGTAGCAAGATCAGCAGCGGCGGCTAGAACGCGGGCAGAGTCGGCAGCATCCGAGAAGCCAGCAGAAACAATATCATAACGGGCTTTAACTAGTTTATCAAGGGCTTGCCCTGATCGCACCGAAACCTCGCGCAATTCGTCGGCCATAGCCTTCATTTCGCCCTTGGACAAGCCACCCATGAGCGTCCCGATTTCGCGCAACCCTTTATTTAACTGGACAGTATTAACAAAGAAGCCCTTAAATAGCGCAATTAATCCAGCAGCACCGCCCAGGCGTAGAGCCATAGAAGCGAAACCCTTTGACAATCCCTTAGTTTTTGGGGTGGTTTTCTCGGCCTCTTTACCGACCTTTTCAATGCCCTTATCTACTTTATTTAATCCCTTGATCGCTCCGCTGGCATCAAGTTCAACTTCTAAAATTAGTTTAGCCATTACTTCAATTTCTTTCCGGCTAGTGATGCCTCAAATTCGCTCTGGGCCTTGCGTTGCTTACGCTTATAGGTGAGCCATTCCAATAGGTCGCGCATAGTCATTTTGCGGGTTTGGGGAACTTCTGCTAGTGAGTTGGTGGCTTCGGCAATCCATTCCATTACGGGATTGCCTTCTGCTGTTGGTGGGTTGCAGGCTGCTAGCAACTCTGCAAGGTCGTCATTTACCGCTGCTGACCCATGCGAAAAAAACCTAGGAAAATCGGCAACCAAGCGCGATTTAATATAAAAAAATCTTGTATAACAGACCTCACCACTGCCATAGGAATAAGTGCGGCCCGTTCCTCAGTAATATCTAACACTGTAGCGAGTAATTTATGCAATCCGCCCTGTATCCCCAAACTACCCGCAACCAATAACAGAGCGTTGATATAGTCGTCCATCGGAATAGGTACGGTTTCATTCTTTCGGCCCGCCACTAGTTTATTCATGTCGGACATAGCAGTCAGCAATTTATCAAGCCCAACATCCTTGAAGATCACCATAGTATCTTCAAACGTATCTACCAGCATTTCGCCTTGCGATACTTTTCCGCCAGGAATCTTATAAGTATACTTACTCAATGCCCATTTCCCTCATTATACTATCAATTTTTTCGTGCATTGCCTTGAATTGCTCGGCCTGTACGTCTTTCCGCACATAAACATTGTCCAGTGCTTGAATATCATTATGGACATATTCATTGTCGATATGCCAGCCAATCCGCCCCTCTGCTACTGCAAATGATATTAGCGCGGTCATTATGAATACAATAATTCCGCTTGTGATCCACTTGTAATACATTGCGCTATTCTTTTTCATTAGTTCGGTATAAGTAATACTGTGAACGCTGCCGCAATATCTGTACCAGACGCAGACGAAACTACCCTCAATTCTACGTCGGTCTTTTCAGGAATTATTAGGGGTATTCGGTAATTTCGTGAAAAAGCAGTTTGGAATATATGCCATGTCCCTTGTTTAATCCATGCACCACCAAGCGGCCTTGCCCACCCCGAAGCCTCAGCGGATTTGCCTTCATTTGATGTTAGCCGCACATCCATAAAATAGGCTGTAAAATCCGCCGGGACAGTGTAAACCATCATTTGCGTTTGTCCCTGCGTCGAATCAATCAGAGCGTAAGCGGTATCTGCCGATCCTGCCGTAAATGGGCCTAGCCCTATATCAATGATCCCGTCATTCTCGCCTTGGCTTCCGGCGGTTAATACTACCGCTTGGTATATACGGAAAAACTCAATTGAAGTGTCTACCGAATCAGTGCCGTCAAGCGCAACTATATCACTGATTACATTATAGTTCGTATCCAGCCCTTCGAGGTAAACCGCTCTAGCCCCTGTGCCAGAAGCGTTATCGTCCGTATCATCTGAGGCAACCGACAATATGCGGGAAGTACCGCCAACTTCGTCGATGTAGTTATAGCGCGTATGCCCCGACCATAAAGTAATTTCGTCAGTACCAACGCCCGACACAGCCCCAAATTTCAGGATATAAGTCTGATCGTTGATCCTTCCCCCGGCAACCTCAACGCCCCAATCACGAGTAGATAAGACGGGCAACGGTGTCAAGGTATCAACCATCGTAGCGGATCCGTCAGTGCCGTAGAATAATTTAGTACCAGGATACATAATCCCGTCTACCATGTCACCACTGAGCACCACGCCGCCCTTCTTTTTGGCGGTTGTGTAGTTGTCAGACTGTTGACCTCTCGGCGTTGTCTGTCCGAATAGCGAGCCGATCATTAGGAGTAATATTAATCGCTTCATATTAGTGATCCACTAGTAATATGTCAAAGCCTGCTGATACATCCATATCATTTGTGCCGCTTATGGCTTGTATTTTTAATATCCCCGGCCCAACGTATTTCTTGGGGATATAATACGGGATCGTAAATGCTGACGTTCCAACAGTTTGCAGCCCGAACGTATGCGCTACCCTGAAAGTAGTTAGGTGCTCGTCGGGCGTACTATTGAACAGTAGGGCAATATCAATCAATCCAGCCGCGCCTACCGCTTTATTTACGTTGGCATACAGCCGCCCAATCAACAGCGTTTGGGTTGACGGGACGCCAATAATAGCCATTTGCGTATGCCCTTGACCGATTCGAATTAATGCGGTCACAGTTGTTGCGCTTGGAGCGGTTGCGGTTGCGGTTATAATGCCCGCGTTTATGCTAGTCCCGCCGTTGGTCAATACAAGCATATGGTGAATTATCACATAACTTGAGTCTGTCGCAACGTCATTCGTACCGTCCATTATAATTATTTCGCTGATCTCCGATGAAGTCCAGCGTGGCAATCCGAATATCTGGACAGTCAACGCCCCGGTAAGTCCTACTGAATCAAGATCGGACGTAGAAACTATATTATGAACGGCTGCGGCTGTAGGGGCAACCCATATCTGAGATTCGCCAGCGGTTACTTGCCCGCCGTCCCATATATCGGAAGTGTCGGCGGCATCAAGTTCGATATTACGCCCGTACACATCTTCGTAACATATCCCCGTAATGTTATCAAGGGCTATGTTAACGCCGAATCCTAGCCCGCCCCAAGTTGGTAGCGGGGTAGCGGGTGAAACGTCTGTTACGCTTGAATCTGCACCATATACAGGCTTTTGGCGCGGGTACATGATCTCGTTGACCATATCCCCCGCTAATACTACGCCGCCTTTTTTCTTAGCGGTGCTATAATTATCGCTCTGCTGACCTTTTGGTGTAACTTGCCCAAAGGCAAATGCGGATAGCAGAGCCAGAAATAAAATGCGCTTCATTGGTTTAGTCCCTGGTTGAAGGGTTATCCGATAGCAGGGCCTTTACAATATTACTCAGCAGGCCCCGTACTCCGTCAACAATGCCGCCAAATACGGCCTGCAACAGAACAATTACCCAAGGTTCGATAGTCTTATTCCAAGCCTTGCCGACAATAGGTAGTTTTTCCCCGGCTGCGTTCATTGCCTCGCCAATCTTTTCACCCGGCCACGCTATCCAGTATTCAAGGAAATCGTGTATTGCATCAAGTTTGCCCTGAGAAATAAACTTTTTGAGCAAGTAATCGAGCAACGCGCCCAATCCTGCAAAGCCTGCTATGCCGAGCAACCACTGCCCGGCTGTACCGCCTAAAAATGTCATAATTGATTCAAGCATTATTGCTCCTCAGTTGGTGTTTTATCTACAGGGGCGTATTTATAGCCCTTCTTTAGCAATGCTTCCACATCGCTTAATTGCACATCGCGTACTTTGCCAGTAGTCGGCTCGATCATCGCCACAGCATCAAGCCCGGCTCTGGTTTTGGTTGCTTTGAATTTCGCTTTAGCCATTACGCCACCCCTAGAGTTGCTGCGATTGTGGTATTTACGGCAAAGTTGGCGGTTGTTTTAATGTGCATTTTGCCGTCCACAATAGACGTAATATTGTAATTAGGTATCAACGCCGATCCCTGGAAGGTGTAGGTTTTACCCGTCTTTACGACCTGTATATCAACATCGCCCTGATAGGATTCGATTGTATCGAAATCAGCCGGAACAACATCGGTAACATCAAATTCAAGGATAGTTCTGCGCCCAATCTCTTGATCTGCGCCACTTCCATCCTCAAATTGTGCGTTATCTTCGGGGGATTCCTGGTTAATAGAGAACGTGCCGGGAATCATTGAGGCAATTACCTCAGTGCCAGCGGCATGATCTTTAAACGTGACTACTACATCACCAAATACTTTATCTGCTAAAGCCATGATAGTCCCTTATGGTGTGGTTACTTGGAGTAATGTAGCAATCGTAGTGTTTACAGGCCAGTTGCCAGTAACCTTAACGTGCATTTTGCCGTCCACGATGCTAGTAATTACATAATTTTTCTGTGTTGCTGTGCCTGGGAAGGTGTAAAGTTTCCCGGTTTTAGCAACCAATACGGTAAAGTCGCCCTGGTATCCTTCGATAGTGTCAAAGTCTGCTGGGGTCACGTCCGAAATATCGAACTCGACAATTAACCGCCTGCCAATCTCCTGATCGGCTGCGCTGCCGTCCTCAAATTCGGCTCGATCCTCTGGGGATTCGACATTAATCGAAAACGTTCCGGGGATCATATTGGCGTATGCCTTTGTCCCACTGGATATATCGTTGAGTGTGATTGTAACATCACCGAAAATTTTATCTGCTAGTGCCATGATTAACCCTCTATTTCACATCTGATATTTGGGAATTGCGCTATTATCTTACCGTTGCCTGTGTCCTTCGGTAGGTATAGCATGTTAAAATCTGTTAAATCTGCTGCGCCCTCGTCGTCGTTCTCGTAGACTGTACCTAACCCAGTAGCAGTAACATCGGAAAGCGATTCAATCGCCGCTACAGCGTTATCTAGGCGGGCTAAATACAAGTCATTGGCAGACTCTAGGGCGAACTCGATAGTAATATTTACGATCTTGCGGGGCCGTTCCTCAAATTGACTGCGAACCTGTGGCCCTATGATGATTGCAAAGCCTTTATCGTCCATCGCTTCGGGAAATTCACCCTCGGCAAAATTCCCCCAATCCTGGGGAGGGGCATAGACAAATCCGGCGGTTTGTAAAACCTGCTTGATTGCCTCGTGTAACGCTGAGTAATTATAAGCCATTACCGCCCAAACGTAACCGGGTTAACTAATTCAACTTCGCCCTCGTCCTGCTCGCTATCTTCATCCCTATCGTTGACGTATTTAAGCGGGATTTGGGCGGCTATTCCGTCGTAGCCTTCGGCGGCTTCCCACAGGTTATTAGCCCGTAGAATCTCAGCAATAGCCATATAAGAGATTTTATCCAACATGGTTTGATTGGATGTATCCTTTACTAAGGCCATTTGCGTATCGGTGTATCCAGTATTCGCCTGTATATCGTCGTATAGCCTGCGCTTAACCGCCAGGATAGGCTCGGAGAAATCCGACCAGCCCGTAAGAAGATATTTGCCAGAACCTATATCCCCCTTACGGGCAGTCAAATCAGCGTCGAGTACCTCAATATTCTCAAGCGGTACTATTGGCGTGATGTCAGCCATTTAGATAATCTTTACAGTATTATCTACGGCAGAGTTGGCCTGTTGGTTCAGGATGTCGATATGCTCTTGGAGCATTTCGTAAGTCTCGCCCTTGACCAAATCAAATTCGGTATAACTAGACTTTTTGCCACGCGGCCCATGCTTGATCTTGCATTTATGGTTACGCAATGCTTCGACCTTACGCAACTTTTTGGCCTCTTTCGCTTCGGCCTTGATGCGATCTGCTTCAGCCTTCGCTTCTGCTTTAATCTTATCTGCCTCTGCCTTGGCTTCGGCTTTTACACGATCTGCCTCTACTTTTGCGGCTGCTTTTGCGGCTGCTTTAGCCTCTGCGGAATCTGGGTTTAGTGTCGGTGTTGCCATTCTTGGCTCCTGTTATTTGTTTTTGTTAATCAAATGCTCTGGTCATATTAAGGCCAACCGTCACCGTATCGCCCGCCTGCAGCGCGCCTATCACCCGAACTTGTCCATACCTATATTGAGGCATAAAACCAAAATTGTAGGTATATGTTTCGGCTCTAGTATTAGCAACGCTAGTTACAAATGCGGAACTATCCCCAGCGGCAACCCAGGGCTGCGCGTTAATTGCTTCGTTTAGCGTAGAGTCGTAAGTCATTACGAATGCCTCAGTAATTGCAATAGAGGCGGCTGAACTATTAGCCATGGAAGCCATTAGGAGCGTCTTGGAGTCTGTGATTGTTTCCGCGTTGGTTCCGCTATCGGTGACATTTTTCAATGAACCCGCATTATACCAAACAGATTGGTCTTGTGACAGGAACAGCGTGAAAGTAACATCTGCGCCGGGCGAATTTGTACCTTCAACAACCTTCATCAAGAATGATACTTCCTTGGGATATACCTTACCCTTGCCACCTTTGGTAAGGTCGAATATATCGGTAGTATCGCCGCCAGTAGTCAAGAAAGCCGAAGATGTTACATCCCCAGTATTAAATGTGATTACCTTGGAGTCCCATACGCCCGCGATCAGTACGCCAACGAATAGAAAAACAGGTAAAAGAGATTTGAAATGCTTACGCATGATAATTTTCCTTATGATTGAGTTAATGGGCCGATCAAACGACCGACCCTAATTAACTATTACTAAACGTTTGCGCCGAGTGATGCAGCGGATTTAATCGCATACAACGAACTCTGGTTTATGATGCCATATTCATAAACGCCGTACCAGGACACGAATACTGTCCGATTTTGACCATCTGCACCGTTAGGCTTAACGATCAAGTGAGGGGCTAGGCTAGTTCCCTTGCCCAATGCGCCCAAGGCGAATATGACAGTCGTATAAACATCAACTGCGCCTGCGCCCGCGTCAGCCGAGGCAACGTTGCCTGTGGTTTCAAAGAAGCGTACACCAGCATAAGTGCCGATTTCGCCTGTTATCAACCGCATGGCATCTGCATATTTCATAGCGTCAATAAAGCCAGTTAGAGAGCGAATATCATCTGCTACGTAAGGATGTACGCCGCCTGCATACGCTGGTTTGCTGCCTTCGCCAAGCGTAAACGGGAAGCGCATTGCGTTCAACGCCGCCAATTCAGCAACGGCATCTTTGATGTCCCGATCCTGAACTGTATCATTCTCATCAATTGCCGCAACCGAAGCCGCGTCATTTGCAAGGATGATATTGGTTGATGCTGCCAAGGCCGTATAGCCCTGCACGTTTTGGGTTTCCGCAGCGTTCATAGCAACGGCCCGGCCAGCGGCTACGCGAGACTTATTACTTGTAACAAGTTCCGATAGTTTGGAGGGCTGGGTTACGATACCATACTCAACCGGAGTTATGATATGTGGGGTGTCGGTGAGAGTCGTTGATGCAGTGATTGAACCATCCGTTAACGGAGTGGTAGCAACTGCCAATTTCCCATATTCAGGGAGGTTTGTAGATACACCATCTACGCCAAGATCGTGGGTAACAAGATCATCATAAACCAGCATTTGCTGATTTTGCATGAAAAATGCTACTTCCATCTGTTCGCGTTGACTGTCTGTTAAATCCGAGGCTTTTGTTACGGCCATTTTATTATCTTTCTAATTATACACCCGGAGCCGCCTGATAATTAAGGGACTGCATTTTCGATTTCAGCAAAGGTTTTTGCCTCTGACAACTTACTCGAAACACTAGAATCTTGGCGGGTTGTCATACCACCGTCGCCATTGTTTGTACTGCCTTCGCTTGTGCCGAAGTAGTCCAAAGCGTTCAACTCGGACATTTTGGCGATATTCGCCTCCATAGCCGGGCCATCTAATGCGCTAAAGTCAAAGTTTCCAGAGTCGTCCTTGATGAAATCGCCCTTATCATCGGCTTTGGGCAGATTAAATACTTTTCTTGCTTTCTCGAAATTGGGATGCTCGATAACCGCCGCAAACGAAGTGCCAAATCCGTCCGTCGCTTTCGCTATGGTCTCGGTTTTGAATTTCCGCAAGCCCTCAAGTTCATCAGTGAATTTCGATGTGTCAGACTGTTCAGTAAGTTTCGTGACTTGGTCTTTGAGATCATCTATCTCAGGGGTTAATTCGTCACGGATTTTAATCTTACGTCCTTTGCTCTCCTCGTTGGCCTTTTTCAAGTCCAGGCGAGTAGAGTCGTGTTCTGCCGTTATTTGACGTAAGGCAGATTTAACCACGGACAAATCTTCGCCCAGGGCTTCGGCTACCGCCGATTTACTCAACTTTGACTCAACCGAGTCTACGTACTGCGCAAAATCCATTGCTTAATTCCTTATTTATCTATCCAAATATACTACATTATTCAAAACAATACAACCCCTAGTATAATAGAATTATTGTTATACCATATATTGTATATACTGGTATAAACCTTGTAACAAGGGGATTATTATAATCGCTTTTGGCAGCGTCACTAAAAAGCCTGCATCTGATAGGGCCGGCGATTCAAAGCCCTCTGGAACAAGGATGCATTTACAATTATCATCGCATACGCTAAAGCCCGATTTTGGGAAGCCTGCCTCTTGCCAGCCACGAAGGGTTAATAGTTCCCCCTGGCGCGATAAACATTGTGGGCAAGGATTACCGGATACAGTAACCCACCTAAACAATTCTACGTTGGTTTGCTCGTATCTGGACATCATTTGAGCGTTGGAAGCACCCCGTACAGCGTTTTGCGTTAGGTTCTTCATCGCATTTTTATACGTATTGACGGCTATGCTAGCCCCTGCGCCCTGTTCGGCGGTGAGTGTGGCTATTGCTGCGTCCCGGCTCATTCCGCTGGCCTGTAGCGTTATCATGCGGGTTTTAATGGATGTTTTAAAGTCGGCTACGGCTTTGTCCATCTGTGCGCCGATGATTAGTTCAAGGCTCTCTATATCAGCAGCCATTATCTATTAAACCTTGCTAGTGCGGTTTTGCCAATTTCGAGCGTTAAGCGATCCGCCGCCCGTTTCGCTTCCGGCGATGTGCCAAACCAAGGCCCGAGCCTGCCCTCTTGGTGATGTGCTGCTACGTCGAAATTCTTTTGACCCACGCGCTCCCGGCTTTTGGGTGGCGTTAATACCGACTTGGGATTGTTCAGCGTTGCGGTTGTTATATTGACGTTGAGCATTATGCCTTTGTCCCTGAGTGGTACTTGTGGCGTGGATGAACCTTTTTTCCGCTTCGCCTTCGCGGTTGAGGCTCTTATATTGCCCCTGGATTGCCCGTTAATCTTTTTCTGCGCAAGTATCGAGTCACGAATACCCTTCTTTGCTGCCTGGGCCGCTAGGTTGGTATGTTTTACCCCGTCCTTGTGGATCGCCCTTGCAAGGGATTCGACTTCGTTGCTTACTTGTTTGGCGTTAGTTTTCACTGTTATCCAGCGGCTTTTCTATCATGCCAAGAAAGCCTTTCGCGTGGCCCATATTCGTGGACAATTTGCAGACTAATTATTTCATAATCTTTTAATAATCTATGGCCTATTACATCTGGCTTTGGATCAAATACCGTCTGTCCATCCCAATACATTGCATGGGTGCAACCCTCTAGGCTTGGGCTTTTTGCAATCAATACCATAGCCAGTGAAAAATCAACTTCACAATCAACACTCTTGTCGCCAATTTGCGCCTGATCCCTTACTGTTAATTCTGCTGCAAAAGAATATCCCCGCGACATTAAATATTGATCAATTTCATACAGTTGAAAGCCTTCTTTTTTATCTGGATGATCTGACCATTCTACTACTGCCGACCCATCATGCCCTACAAAATCAACTACATCCTGAAGGGTTTCGCCTGTAATCATTGCGGCAACACAGGCCATGCACGACCAATTGTCATATTGTTTCACTATCTCAGTCATTTTGTTGCTCCCTCAACGCCTTATTACTCAAGATCAAATCTACCAATTCATCGCCAACCTTCAATCCCTTTTTTATATCGTCCATGTGCTGCCTAATAAATTCCCGGCTCAATTCGTCCATAAAATTAGGATCGTCCAATACTTTACGCATATCAACCGCCTTCAAAAGTAATAGCGCATCTTTGGCAATCTGCTCGTTAATCACCGTCATTTTTGCTTCTTTTGCGATGATCGTTTCAGGCATTATACAAAACTTTAGTTGAGGCTAGGGGCCTAGAGAGTGATTCAATAGAAATCCCTGCTTTAATTGCAGCGACGACTCCCGCGGCTTCTAAATAATTTTCAACGTATATTAAATTTTTATAGATGATTTTTTCGTCCCCAATTGTTGTATTTTCTTTAACTACAATAATTGGTTTGCCCATAGCAATAAAGGCCATATGAGGAGGGCCACAACATCCCGCTGGCGTTATCAAGCAATCAACATCATTTGAATAGATTTCATCACCAATTTGAGGGGCTTTATGCAATCCCTTGAGTACACAATGTATATATGCAAGCGATACCATTTCCGCTGCCATTCTAGGGTCAACAACTTCATTGAAAAGCATCATTTCTTCATGCTCTATCGGTGCATGAGCCACAGGCTTGCCTAACTCGCTACTAATAAGTTTTGAGGCCATTGCTTCCACTGCCCCCCAAGGGTTTACGCCACCCTCTCGAAAATACTTCTTGGACTCACTAGATGGGAATGTAATTGATGTAGCCAAGGCAAGCGCATCAAATTCAAGGGCCGAAACCTGTTGACATAATTGCTTATGTCCGGCAATACTGCCCGTAGCCAATCCATTTTCAATCCTTGCCTCCATTACAAGCGGTGTCTCTAATTCAACAATCGAGACGTTCGCCCCCAATGTAGCACGAGCAGCCGAAACAGCGTTGATTGTCTCTGGATTGACAGGAGCATTAACGGCAACTAAAATCCTATTTGAAAATACTTTTTTTAAGCCATGTCGCCCGCTCAAAAAATTATCTAGCATACTGCCTTCGACATATAAGGCATTTGCGGGAATTTCATTTATATCCGACGCATTATATACATTTGGATGTGTAATCATTAAATTGCTTATTGAGGCAATTAAATTAGCGGCTGGCATCGCGTCCCCTGCGTGTCCACCAATCTCAGCACCTATGCCTGTCGGCACGATAAAAACTGTATTCATTTCCGCCCTACTTCATTAAAGGTTACTATGTCGCCCTCGAAATAATCCGCTACAAATTGTGCTGCGGCCTTTCCGTCAAACTCACCACATGAAAACAAATCTAAATACACCGCCTTAAGATCATCCAAAGTGTGTATAACGATAGTGCTAGTTTCGATAAATTGCACCATAGATACGCCTTTTAAATGGGGTGGGGCTTCTGCTTTAGACTGCTCGTCGCCCCCATAATCCCACCACACTAATTTAGCGGGGATCATATCTATCTCAACACATAGAATTTTAATGAATCTTCGTAAATCCCGCCTGTTGAAATGTTCCGAGTTACAGTTATGTAGATCAACGCTAATGCTTTTGCCGTACATATTTCTCCTATGCATTATACATCAAGCCCCGGCTCTGATAAACCTTCGGTTCGTAGACTGAGGGCTTGTCCCTGTAATTCGCTAGTTACCTGTTTATTTTTCAAGATCCACGCCTTCGCCTCGATTGCTGACATTTCACGGTTTTGGCGTTGCGCCCATAGGACAGGGTTACTTAAACCAAGGGGCCATTTTTTTACTTCCAGAGCAAATTCGCCCTCCTCGTCCTTTACTACGTTTGGCTCTACATAGTCCAGCAAAATAGAGTCCAGTATTTTTACATCAATCTGATTCTTGGGGCGGTTTAGATTATTGACGTTAATCAACGCCTCTAGTAGTTCCATATCGGGCTTCATTACCCGGCCTATATCTTCCCGCCAGTGCTGCATTAAAGGCTCCGCACGAAGCCGTAGAGCGATCCCTGACAGCGTTTCTTTAACGTCGCTCACTATTGGGTTGTCGATCTCGAACATATTGGAGATCATATCTAGCAAGGTTTCAACGAATTTTATAATATCATCGTTGAATAATTCGGCTTGCAATAGTTGCATTTTCGGGTCGTTGTCTTGCCCTGGTGCTGGATTACCTGCAGTAATTGGGTTTCTAATGCCACCCTTAATCTGCGCCTTTTCGCCCGTACTTCCGGTAGGGTGAAAGTTTAATACTAACAGCCGGATAGTCTCTTGGATCGTATCATCATTGGCAACCGAGAGTAACACATTTACAGAGCGTACTATTTCGATCAGCGAATCCATACCATTGCCCCAGAAATCCGTATGCTTGTTATAGCGATAGGTAATGATTGGCGAGTCCATATCGCTACCCTCGGCTTTAGGATAGACAAAATCTTCATTCCCTGGCAGTGGCGTTTTATCGCCGTTAGTTAGGTGCTTATTCTTATCTGTTGCGCTGAAATTGGGCCATACAGATTCTTTCGTAGTAAACAAATAAACCTCTGTCGTATCTTCATCTATCCTATCCCATACAACCCATACATGAGTATCATCGGCGGTAATTTTTTCGTAGGCGAATACTTCCCAATCAGTCCAGAAATCATCGAACGGGCTTACCCATGAATTGCCTATATTAAAGCCAGTTTGCACAAACATCTTTTTTCGGGTCTTGTTATATTTCACTTCGCAGAGCGTGGTATTGTGTAGCCGGGCCTGGATTAGATTAGTTCTAAATACTTCGGTAATATTGACTTCCTCAAGCAATGCCCGGAAGCGGGTTTGATCCTCGGACTCCTCTGGTATAGCCGGGTTGCCGTCGTCGTCAAGTTCCTCTGTGGCTTCTTGCGTAAACGTCACCGCAGGCTGTGAATCGTAGACATGCAAAAGGTTCTGCATGAATACCTCGACGTACTGATCTAGCGATATAATACGCATGTTATTAATGTCTTTGACATCCATATACTTCGATAAATCACTTTTCAAAACGCTTGTGATTACCCCTGAATCCATATCCAGAAACAAGTCGCGCAATTCGGCTTTAGTTTTTCTAATGTCTAGGTCGTCATGTGTCACTTGGGCAATATGTCCTGATAGTGCTTGTTGTGATGCTTCGCGTAAATTCAAAGTGCTCATAATATTACCCATTAATTTCGGTTGGATGGTTAATTCTATACTCGTTTAACATTTCGGCAACAGAATTATACGTCTTGCATAATTCCTTTTCTAGTTTCGCTATCTCGGTGTTGGCTTCAACAAGTTGGGATTGGTAAAGGACATCAATTTTCTTGACTGTCTCTGCCGTTAATGACCAATCATCAAAGGATGTCTTATGATAATCATATAGTATTTCTAACAATCTCTCACTCATAATATTACCTTATTGTGTTACTTTCGATCCGAAGAATTGGTTTCCAAATGCGGCCCACATCAAATAATCAAAGTTATCTGAGGCGTGGGTTTGTAGAAGATCAGATTTATCTTTTGCGCCCTTGCCGTCGCCCTCGTTGCGCTCAAAATCATATATTAGCCGGGTACATTTAGGATCAACTAGTAGTCGATCATGTGCGATGATACTGCACCCGACGTTTACCCGGTTATTAATGCCAGGGTTTTTCTTCGGTACGCGCCAGATAACTTCCCACCCTGCATTTTCGAGTGCCGTACCCATTATTGCGTAATCGGTCGTCCAGTCCCTATGCGATTCGTGACTGCCGGACATATCCCCGGTGATGTAGACTACTTTATATTCCCTGTGCTTATATCGCTTGATAAACATTTCGATTGCTTGCGGCGTTTTGGCGTTAAACGCTATGTCAATTTGGTCGATTATTCGGCAATGTTGGATGTTGCCAACATACGGAATTTGCGCGATGTTCCAATTCATAGGCGATTTATTAAAGTCGCTCGTAATCCATAGCGGTAAAAGTGGCTCCTCGACTAACGGCCGGATATACTTACGATCCCAATTATAGTAAAGCAGCCCTTCATACGATTCAAATGATCCTTCGTACTCCTGCCTAAAGGTGCGCTCGTCCATTTCGCGCTGGGCCGAGGCCACTTCTTCGGGATCAAGAATATCAATACTAGGCCATGTATATGAATCCCATTCGGGGTAATCATCTGAAAGCCCGCGCAAGTAATAATCATAATAATGATTTCGCCCAGTGGGTTTGCCTACAAACCAGCACCAACTATCCTTAAACTCGGAAAGCATTGGTCTGATATTGGTTTCAAAAACATCTGGCGGGCATTTGGCGTATTCGTCGATAAGTACACCATGCCACGGTGTACCCTCAAGCCTTGCGGCTGCGCCTGAGTTTGCGCCACTACCACCAAGCCCGAATAATTGTATAAATGTGCCGTTGGTTAGCGTGATAGATAAATCTGTTTTAGATACGCCCGACGGCAAATAAGAGCCTTTAAGCAAGGCTTTCATATCGTCCCAATAAATCGCTTTAGCCTGTGGACGAATAGGCGCACATATTGCATAGCGGTGGTTTTCGTTTTCCATCGCTTCGAGTGCAAGGAATCGCTTGGCGTTCTCGGTCTTGCCGGAACGTCTGCCTGCCGATACTATTCTAAATCTAATTGATTTCGGAGCGTGGAATAGTCGGTATTGTTCCTTGTGATAACGCAAGGGCGCGAACCGCTGCGGCAATATCTGCTGGAGTGATGTCTTTGCTATCTCCAGGTCCATAGATTTCTTTAACTCTGATGTCGAGATTGTTAATGCTTTCTGTGGCTGATTTGACGCTACGGAGTATAAGGTCGGCAGATTTGAACTTGCCAAAGTTCTTATCGGTGAGTGGCTTATTGAGGGTTTTAAGGCATTTATGCACAAGATCACCGCACAAAACGAGACTTTCAGCAATCTTGATATTAATATGGGCTTGTTTATCAGCCGTAACAGCAATTGCTTGGCTCCGCGAGTGTGTTGCGACAGTGTTGTGATACTGCTCACGAAGGGAAACCCAACCGCCTTGCTTGGAATGTCCTGCAATTGTCCGTAACGGTATCCCCCACTGTATCGCGAGTTTTCGAAGCCCAATTCCCTTACCTGGGGTCTGTACATACTCTGTTTTCGCGTCTTTATATTTGGGCTTCCCAGCCATAACTTCCCCTTGCTTGGGTTACTAATCTGTGGCCTACTGGCCTGACCCTAGTTTACGTTATTATTGATGGAAACGCAATATATTGTGTTTTGTAGCGTTTTAGGGGTGTATTTGGTGGTGTTTCGGAAATGCAAAAGGGGCTAGGTTAGCAGCCCCTTGATAAACACGTTTGATTTGTTTATGCGGTTATTTCTTTTTGATCTCTAATACTAGAAATTCAATTGAGTATTTATTTCCTGTTTTTGACATATCATTTATGCCTACCGATACCTTACTGCCAAGATTTTCAGCAACCGCTTCTAAGGTTTTCGCCATACTATTGATATGCGCCCCCAATGTATCTGCTGTTATGAATCCCCCATCTGCTTCTATTGTAGTAGTAATGACAGCCTTTTTAATTGCCGTTGCTTTTACGGTCATTTTTTCGCCACATCCGCTACACGTTACTTTCATGCTGCTCCTTATTCGTGGCTTCCCGCCCTGGTTATTACATCGTCGATTCCGTCTTTGATTTCTTTGCGCCTTTCCCTGTAATTATTACCCCACCTTTGATCTACTTGGAATACTTTGCCACCAACGTTGTCGGGATCAACTCTCCTGTCTGTCGAACTTCTCCTGTCGCCTTGGTCGCCGGGGTCTGGTTCATCGTCAAATATTACGGTTACTGGCTCGCCCGAAATCTCGCTAAAGCAAGTATTGAGTAGTTCCCTTGTGGATTCCCGGTCGTTTTCAACGGCCCCCTCGTCAATTATCAAGCCCTTAACCTCATATCGCTGTGGCTGTATCCCTACCGACGTATCGCCCGCGCTATCGATAAATACAACCCTTTCAAAATTATCTGGCTCTGGCCTATTAGATAATTCTTCGCCAAAATTGCCCGTTCTTTCTATATCCTCTAGTCCTGCTCTCATTTCTTCTCCAATTCAAATAAATACACTCGATCAAATATTAACCGTAGCCACGGCCTGATGCCTGTCAGTAGGGATCGCCAAGGCATTATGAATATGGTTTTACGGCGCACGATCTTTAGCCCTGCCCGTTCAAACAACGCCAGGATGGATTGCTCGCTCATTTCGTGGAAGTGATCGCCCCAAAGGAAGTGCGGTTTGTAGCGTGGTGTGGATATGTAGATACGGCCGTCATGAAGTAACACTCTTTTCATTTCCAAAAGGCAATGCAATGGATTAAATAGATGCTCCAGTACTTCAAAGCAGGTAATAGTGTTGAATCCTTTTGGTAAATAGCCAGCATCAAGATCAACGTCCGTATTAGTGAAGTTGGCGCGAAAATATATCTCTAAATAAGTCGTCAGTTCTGATCTATCGCCAATATCAAGATAGCGCGGATAGGGGAATCGTCCATCCTTCATAAATTGCATCGTCTTACGCCACCGTATCTGATTGCGTACCTTGTCGCCGTCGTGCTCGTCGAGTATGTTGCGGTATGGTGAGGTCATGAGATAACCTCAAATTCTACTACCCACACCCAAGGATTTTCATCCCAGCCGTAACCGCGCTTGCCATTGATGAAGTTCCAAAGGTTGTGGAATAAGTCTATAGGCTGTTCATAGGTTGTGCCATCGGGAACTCCAATACACATAACATCTTCGAGCCAATCTTCGTACTCTTCTTTGTTCAGCCCTTCAGCCCATACGCCATCGGTTTTTATATCCTGCACCCTCTCAACCCGTATATCGGTGATCTTGAGATTGATTCGGCTGGCCCATCGGGGCATGTGGATTGAGGGCTTCCAAATAACAGGTTGTTCGGGATCAACCTCGTAATCTGACAATTTAAAAGTATCTGCCCGATAAACTAGATCATCTTCTTTGTCTGACCCCATCTGCTCTATGAAATATGGAGGGTTTGACCCTTCGATAGAATCACCCGCCACCAACTTCCCTTGAGCAAACGTTTCCCTCACCCACAACCGATCACCTACTTTGCCATAGGGAGAACATTCAACATTGAGGTCACACTTCCACCAAGAGCGCTCATTCCAAAACATGGTTAAGGTGCGTTCTTTTGGCTGTGGCTTCATCACTCGCCTCGTCTGAGTCTTTCGCCCCTCCAAGATAGCCCTAACCATCTCAGCGTTGAATAAAATTGGTCGTTCTTTCATTTCGCAACCCTCCAAATCATTACCATCGATTGACCAACCGAGGCCAATCCAAAATACGCCAAATAGCAGTATAAATAAATCTCAATATGCCCGATCAGCGCAAACGGCACGTACAGCATGTACATGATCGTTATATCCGTCGGCAGTACCACCCACCGCCAGAGCCTTGAGCGTTCGCCGTACCTGTCGCCCGTCGTTTTGTGCTGCCCTCGGTGCATTTCCATGATTACCCGCAAGCAAAGTATCGCACAGACTACAGGCCAAGCCCCTGTTAAATAGCCCAGAACAGGCCAATAGAGCATATTCGCCCATAGATGCCCCAATACATCAATTACACCCCATCCTGGCTTAGCCTCGCCCCTGGCCCTTGCTAGATCGCCGTCACAGTTGTCGAGTACATAACTAAACAGCCATAGCGAAATAGCAATCAGCGGCCTTTCGGTGAATACGAAATAAACCGCGATCAACTCAGCGACGAAATGCGCCAGCAGGATATGAGGGCCATGCAAGCCGACCCGATAGAATACATACGTTAATCGCCTGGAAGCGACTCGGAGCCAATGCCCGAAGTTGTCCATGTTGTAAACGCGGCCAGTGCGCTTATCTTCTAACTGCTGGAAATATTCTAGATCCTCAACAAATATTTTATAACTCATTTATCCGCGCCCCTTATTATCCTTCGGTTATTCCAGTAGATTTTGAGTAATTCCCATAATGTGCCCGTATCAGTAGCGCATAAATCGAACCATGTATAATATTTGTTTATAGGGGGAATTGCTTCCACCCTGCGCCAGTTCGCCTTAAATGATTTCCACAACTCGGCCTCGCTCTGGCATTGGGATAGATCGGCTATGCAGTTCATGGTTGCCCCTTGTTCTCTATAGTTTAATACTGGTATAACGCTAATGCAACTAAACTTCGTAAACTTTCGCAATCAACGCCTGCCTGCGCCGTTCTTTTTCTTCGAGAACATCCTTGGCCCGGAGTATTACGTTACGCCCATCTTTTTCGTGTGTCCAATTTCGCGCTTTGCGTATAAGCCAGAGCGTCGGAACGGTTACGCCTAGCAAGATAGCCGATTCCTGGTTGTTTAGCCAAAGGATTTTGCCCGATGCTTGCTCATATGCCTCTAGTTTTTGCAGGTCTGTGGCGTTATGGATCAGGCAGTCCCACTCCCACTTGCTTTCAGGCCATGCTTTCAAAACATCAATTAAATTCCTGAAATATCGCTTATACTCACGATCATGCCAGTTGACTATTATTCGCCCGTCGCTTATATGTATCATAGCCACGCCCCGATAATATTAGCCACCGTCAAAGCAAAAAGCACCACTGTAACCGATACCGCTATTTCCCGTTTCGCTCCCTTGGTGGTTGTTACTGATATGCCCGCCAGCAGCCCAAATACAAGCGCGTTTGCTATGAACAGATATTCCATTATAGCCCCACTTTCTTAAAAAACTTTGCAACCTGATCCAGCCTCAATACCCGGATCGCTCCCTGCTTGAAGTTGTGGGCGCGTTCCTGGCTGCGGCTTTCCTTCTCGATGTCCTCAATTACGCAGTCTACGCACACATAGCCGTCTGTGCCTACGATGTTATCCACGTTTTCGCTATTGTGCCGCTTGCACTTCTTTTGCATTGCGCTTCCCTTTTTTATAGAGTTTGCGGAATTATTTGCGGGTAATGCCCCACTTTTTGCAGAGCCGGGTAATTTCGCGACGGCTGGGGTTGACCGCGCCGTTGCCCGCTCTTAGCCTTCTCGCCTCTACTACGGCTTTCGCTGCTGCGGCTCGCGCTTTGATGGTGGGTTTTGGGTCTGGTGTCATGCTTCTGCATCCTTTTTGCATGCCTCAGAACAATATTGCCCATCATCACCAATAACCCATTCGTGATCATCAACCAATTTTTTCTCTATCGCACTATCAGAGCAATCGTAATGGCTGGTAGTTCCTGAATAATCCGTATATTCAAGATCAGGTTCTACAGACACGGTATCCTTGCAATGATCACACTCGGCTTCTACGGTTGCATCATATATCATCGTTTTACATCCCCCTCGTTGCGTTTGCAGTAGCCATAACCAGCGGTGTGGTAATGGTGGCTGCGATTTCATCGTTTAAGTGTCTACTCGCATAGCCGAAACTGTGATCGTCCTTTAGGCGACGATATGCGGCTAATTTTACTACTGGGCAACCAGCAAGGATGTCTTTAATGGTGATCTCTCGATCCGTGTTACATCGCTTGCAGACCCGGCGGCAGAATATGCCGAACTCCTGCTCGGTTGTTTTGGGTTTGTGGGGCATTATTTACCCTTGGCTTTGGCTAGCGCATCATTTCCCGCTAATATTTTCTCGGTCAAATATGATTTTCCGCCACCCCTTGCTTGATGAAATGCCATTCGATTAATAGCCCCCAAAAGACCCTCCAACGCCTCAAACATTTCCTCGGCTGCTTTTTCCTTGGGTGTTTGGAGGACTAGGATTTCGCTAATGGCTATTTCCAAATCACTAGTGACATACCGGCCCGTTGCAGTGAGTGCCAATAATCGCAAAATTGGCCCCGCTATCGCGTCTCGCTCCATATTCCTGCTCCTATCTGCTCCGTCGGGCCGAGCCGAAGCCCGACCCTGGACGGAACGAAATTATATTGCTAAATAAATTAGTGAATCGGAAGTCATATTCATCCAAGATAGACCATAGTCGTCGTGCCAATCAATTTGCATGCGGCAGTTTTTTCGGTCTATGTCGGTAATTGTACCATCGACCCTCTCGCCAGTAATGCCGTCACCATCCCATAAGCCGACTATACCACCCATTAAATCAGTATCTTTTGATTCGGACAAAACCCGAAGCATGCTTGGTCCTGTATATTCCTTCATCGTTCCATCTCCTAGTTTGTTTTCGTTATCCATCCTAAGAGTAGTTTACAACGGTTATACTGGTATAACAAGGGAAAAATTAAATATTTTTTTTATTGAGGGGGAAAGGTACTGCTTTAAAAATCTGTTTGGATGTTCACCTCTATTGAGTCTACTTCAATTATTACAGGCTGTGGTTCGTGATCTTCTGGCGACGCGGCACTAGCCACTAAGCCGAAACCTAATTGAAGGCCAGCCAGTACAATAAAGGGGGGATTCATTGTAATAACTACAGCAAATAACGATGCCGTAAACACAACAAAGCCGCTTACTATTAAATAATCCATAATCTTGCCTTTATTTTAAAAACCAGCCTGCCCCAAGAGCATACGCTCACAACGGGGCAGGGGGATGATTCCAAACAAGAAGATGCTTGCTCTATCATAGGCAATGCCGAAGCAAAGAGAAAACCCTAAGAGCAAACAGTCCGAGCATGGTAGTCCAAATCTACATCTGCCGCAACACGACACGCTCGCCACTTTCCTTGGCCTTTTTAATCTTATCCAGTATCCAAGGCGGGACGAATACAGAAACGGGCGTACGAAGCCGCTGCCGCCTAGCATCGCGCCGGGCTGCTAACATCTTATACTGCTCTGCGTGTTTATCCCTCATGTCCATCGTTTCTAAATAACCGTTCTTCCTTAATGTGTATCATTGCAAAGCCAAGCAGCACCATTACTGCAAATATTGCCCAGGCTATGCCTATAAATATCCAAATATTACTCGACATAAGAATACACAATCGCTTTTAGTTCGTCAAAGTTCATCGCATCTTCGTGGATTTTGTGTTGTAGTACCAAATATTTTAAAAACTCCGCCTGCTCTACGTCCATAAACGTACTGTAACCCGCAAAAAGTGCTTTGGTTACTTTATCCAACCCCTGCAACATCTTCGGCTTGGATACTTCGACCTTGCGCTGATCAGCAGCGAGTACACCCTGGACAGATTCGAGCATAGCCTCTTGCCCTTCGTGGGAATAAGAAGCCGCGAATTGCAATACCAAATATTTCAAATACCGACCATTAGGCCGATGCAATCCGAGCCGTTCCGCTTGTTCGTCAAACAGTTTTCCAGCCCGCTTATCCACGTATTTTACTAATTTAGGTGTTAGATTCACATATTCTATCGGTTTGTGCATAGGGCTAATATACTAGTATAAACTGCCACGCGCAATAGAATTATACTAGGGCAATGCATTTAACCATTCCTCTGCGGTTTTAGTTAATTCCTGATCTAAAAATCTTCTTTTGTGACGATGGTCTAGCCGGACAGAGATTAATATTTCATGCCATAAATTATTAAATGCTATTCCCACGGCTTGAAATTGCCATGCTGTTGTAGTTTGGATAAGTTCCTTTGCGCGATCTATTTTTTGTTGCCTGTTCATATTCTCCCACTTCATCAGCCTAACTCCCTTATTACGTCGTCAATACTTCGAGCCACAAACGCCAGCCCACCCGCTTGGTTTACGGTATCCTGAAACTTCACTTGTTCTGGTTCACGGTCTTTTTTCGGCTTCTTTATCTCAATGGCTAAAAATCGCCCACCCTTGAGAATCCCTAAAATATCCGATTGTCCCGGTATTCCGAAGCGTACCGCCCTACCGGGCCTTT